CCCCGAGTTGGGCATAGGACTGCGATCCACGGCGCATGACGGCGCCCGTGGCAGTCGGGAAGAAGTTGTCCAGGATCTCCGCGCCCTGCGGGCCATCGGCCGGAATGGCAAGGTTCCGGTTGGATACCCACCCACCGGTGGGCGCCGGGAACGTCGCCAGCTGCGCCCTGCGCTGGCGAGCGGGGTTCTGGACCGGAGCGCGGCGAAGCATCAGGTCTCGCCACCAAGCGGCCAAGGCCAGCCGACGCGGACATTCGACGGCACATGACGGGAATTGCGGCGGATGACGCGCGAGCCCCTGTCGGCAGTCTGAACCTGGGAAAGCGCGTCCTCGTAGAGGCGCAGGTCTTCCCCGTAGTCCATCGCCTTCATCTGCTTCCAGCGCCAGATGAGGGACAGCGTCAGAAGCCTCTCGTCCAACTGGAAGTGGTCGGTGTCCTGCTCGATCTCGCTCTTGGGCGTCCCGTTCTCGTCGCGAAACAGGTTCTTCGTGATGTAGTAGAACGCTGCCGAACTGCCTTCGCCCAGCGCGGGGTAGACGTTGAACTGCCCACCGAGGAGCGTCCAATAGCCGGGCGTGATGCTGAGGCCCCGCGCCCGGATCAAGGTCCACTGGTCGAGCGATTCCACGCCGGTGAAGGACTGGCCGGGCGATTGGGGCGATGAAACGCCCATACCCTGCACCATGCGGAGATAATCATCGGGCAGGGCATAGGCTTCGTCGCCCGTCCCGATGATGGTTCCCTGCCGGATCAGGGCCTGCCAGTCGTGGCCGGCGGCCATGTCCACGGCTGCCTCATGCGCAAGCGCAGTCATCTCCACTTCCATCTCGTCGGTGGATGACACGACGGAGCTGGGGCGACGCCCCGCCAGCCGTGCGATTGCGCTCTGGGCAGCCGAGAGGATCGACATCGATCAGGCCGCCGCCAGTTCGCGAACGGTGTTCAGCAGGAAGTCACGGGTCGGCGTTCCTCGAGGAGCGGCGCCGGTCCTGTCCTTGATGAACGCCTTGAGTTCATCGTTCGTCAGCGCGGCATATTCGGCATTGGCAGCAGCGGTCGCGGCCTCCAGTTCGGAAGGCGTCGCCTCCTTGACCAGAACTTCGGTCGTCTGCGGCTCTGCGCCTGCCTGTGCGAGCTTCATCCGGGCGATTTCGGCGCGAAGCTCTGCCACCTCGTCGGCCGTGGCCGCCTTGGTCTGACGGTCGGCCATGAAGTCGCGGGCCATCTTCTTCAGGTCGTTGCCGGCCATCTGGAGAGCCTTGAGCGCATCGCCTTCCAGATGATGCAGCGCCTCAACGGAGTAGATCTTCAGCGCGCGGCAGAGCGACAGTTGGCTTTCGCTGATGCCGTAGCTGCGCAGGTTCTCCAGCGGAGTGCCCATGGCCTCCTGCGAGCCGCCTTCAAGGAAGGCGCGATACTGCTCGGACCAGCGCTCGGCGTAGGTCTGCTTCCGGCCGTTGTGGATGCGCCACTGCGCGTCGACGGGGAAGACCGGGGAATAGTTGCGGGAGCCGGCGAAGCGAACTTCGACGACCGGCCTGACCTTCTTCACGAGGCGGCCTTCGCGCTCGGAAGCGTTGATGTCTTCGATGGATTCGTAGCGAAAAACCGGGGTTACCGTGATGTCGCGGACATCGATCGGAACTGACTCGACCATGGTGTTTGCATCCTGTCTGAGAGGAGTTTCGGCATGAAAAAGGGCGGCCCGTGAGCCGCCCTCGTTGTCTGGCCTGCGGGAGTGTTACGTCGGCACGGCGTTGTGAGCGCCGCGTCGGACGTGCAGGTAGCTGCCCGATGCGACCGCGACACCGGGCGGGGTGTAGAAGCCGCCCGTGCCGGTTGCCACGGTGTAGGCCGGGTAGGTGATCGCAACCTGAGTGCCGGTGTTCGCGGTGGCGTCGATCGCCGCGGAAGCCTTGACGAAGACGTATTCGCCGCCGTCACTGCCCATCTCGACATTGCCGAGACGATACGAGGCTTCGGTGATGTTCGGCGCGTCGTAGAACGGGACGCCGGCGAAGACATCGTCGATCTGGGGGCCGAGGTTGGGGGTGGTGCGGAAAGCCATGATGGTTTCTCCTTTTCCTGGTTAGGCCGTGATGAGACGAACCTGGTGGAGAGGGTTCTCCACGACGAACTGGCCGCTCCAGACGATGCCCTGGGCCCACGCATCCTGGTTGATCGGACGAATGCCGTCGCCGGGATGGAAGGGAACGAAGGACTGGCCGGGGAACTCGTAGATGGCGAGGCCATCGGTGTTCAGGAGCCAGATGGTGTCCGCCGGCATGACGTTGCCGATGCCGCCGGCCGCCACCACGTCGATCAGTCCCGCCGGGGTCCACACGCCCAGGCTTTCGAAGCCGAGGTTTGCGGAGCGCTGCGAGGTGATGCGCTGGTGCGCCACCAGGGATGCCGAGATCGCCTGATACGAGTTGACGTCGGCAATCGCGAGATCCGGATACTTGCCGTTCCGCGAGCGGGCGAGGGCGACCTTTTCCAGGATCGGGCGGGCCGTGACGCTGGTCCACTCGTCGAAGCCCGAGACATCGCCTTCCGGGATGTCATAGGTCGTGGTTCGCCAGTTCGGCACGCTGGCACGGTCGATGCCGCCGTAGACGCCGGTGTTGGTGACGATCGGGATCGCACCGTTCAGGCCGATCATCTGGCGCCCGCCATCCCCGGTGCCGTCGGCAACGAGGGCGGCTTCCCAGCCTTCCTTGATGCTCTTCTCGGCAGCGTTGAGGTAGAACTCCATCAGGTCGATCTGCTCTTCCTCGCCCGAGGTGTAGAGCATTTCCGTCCCGTTCAGGGAGAACATGGATACGACACGCGACCAGTTGAAGACTGCGGAGTTCAGCAGCTCCTTCGGCGTGATTTCGAGCTTGTCGTAGCCCGTGAACCACTGCACATCGAGCTTGTCGAACTCGATCGGGATACGAAGCTCCGGCCCGCCGGCGCGCTTGGTCTTGATGCGCCCGGACGACTTCAGGATGCGCGTGAGCGGCGTCGACTTGTAGACGATGTCCTGGACGACGCGCGAACGCTTGGCGACAGCGGCAGTCAGCATCTGCCGATACTGCCGATCGTTGACGATAGGCATGTTGGTTTCTCCTTAGGCGGCCGACTTGCGCATCTGCGAGCGCAGCACGGCCCTGATGTCGGTTTCAGGGGTATCGTCGTCGGGCTCCTGCCCTCCGTTCGGTGCCCCACGGATGGACTTCTGGCCGGCAGGATCGACAGGACGGCCGCTCGGCGCGGAATGGGCCGCAGCAACTGGCGGTTCGGAACGTGAAGGCGAGGAACCGCCAGCCATCCGATAGGCTTCCGCAAGTTTCTGCTCTGGCGACAAGCCAGCGCCGTAAATTCGGTCCACGATGCCGGAGCCCAGGATCTCTGCGATCTGCGGCTCCAGCGCGTGGTAATCGGGGTGCGAGGCTGCGAAGTTCTGGATGACCGGCGCAATGCGCTGCGTCATCTGATCGGTTCGCATGGCCTCGATCTCAGCCTTCAGGGCAGCGATTTCCGGGCTGCTCTGCTGCTGGGGTTGATAGGCATGCTGCTGCGGCACATGAGCCTGCGGGTTGCTCATGACGTGCTGCGCATACTGTTCCGGCGTCAGGCCGATTGTTTCCAGCACCCGGCGGATGCCTTCGACCGGATTGGAGTTCAGAAGCCCGTCGACGGCGGTGTAGCGCTCCAGCGCGTCGGAAACCGACGTGCTGTGCTGCTTCGCCATCTGGTCGAACTTGGACAGTTTCTGCCAGTTTTCGTGGCTCTCGCGATACTGCGCGACCTCGGCTTCCCGCTCCTGCTCGACGCGGTGGAATTCGGCTTTCACCTCGTTGGGAACGTTGGCCCACTTCGCGCGCGCCTCGGGAAGGAACCGAGCGGGCGGCTCTGCATGCTTCCGCCCCTCAGACTGGCGCTCGTCAGTCGGCGCCCGCTCGGTTGCGGGCTTCTCAGCCGCGCTCTGTTCCGCCTTGTCGGCGGGTTCCTCTGCCTTCCTGGCGAACTTGCCGTCATCGGCGCGCGCCTTGGCCTGCTTGTCGTCTTCGGGCTTGGCGGGCTTCTCTTCCGCCTTTGCCTTGTCGTCCTTCGCCTCAGCCTTGCTTTCCTGCTCCCGGACCTTGGCAAGCTCGCTGCGGAGCGTGTCGCCGGCGCTTTCCGGCTTGGGATCGGGGGCCTTCTCGGTGAGCGGCGCCTGCCCCTGCCCTGCCGGGCCGGACTGGATGCCGGTATCGAGAGTCGTGCTGAGGGGTGCCGAGCCCTCCATGGGCGCGGGTGCGTTCGTGTCCATTTGTAATCCTTGTCTGAGGAGGATTGGCTACTGAATTGCCGCGATGTCGGGCGACAGGTTGCCGGTCAGCACGTCGTGCATGGCCTGCTTCACATGATCCCGGCGCTGCCTAGGATCAGGGGCGATTTCCACGGTGAGCATGGTCTCGTTGCCGAGCGGGGTGAATTCCTCCCCGCGCGGATTGCCGCTGGCCTTGTAGGTGCGCTCAAGGTCGCGCGGCGTGTCGTAGAAGTTCCCGTCCGCCATGGACTGGACCGGCTCCGAGAACGGCCGGATCAGCATCGGGCAGGCCAGATCGGAACGGCCGGTCCTTGGCTCAGGAACGCGGCGGTAGACCTTGCGGCCCCAGCCTGCGTCGAACCATGCGAACATCAGGCTTTGAGGGCCGTGATGAGCGCGTTGAGGCGCGACTTCAGCGCATTGGACAGGGCAACCGCCGATGCCAGATCAGTCGCATCAGCCGTGGCGACCGTAGCGACACTTGCGATCTTCGTCGCGGCCTCCATCGTCGCGACCTCCTGTGCGAGAGGCGGGACCATGCCGAGTTCGACAAGCCGGTTGGTGCTGGTAGCCATGTGTATCTCCTGTTTGGTTACGTGGCTAGACCCGGAAGGAACTCGCCTATTTCCTGGCCAATCCCGTCCGTAATGCC